TTTATTGTATGTACCACCTGCTAAATAGGCATCACTTGAATTGTCATACCAAGAAATCATGGCTCTAGGAGCGTCTGCAAAGGCACTTGTTTTTCTTTCTGTCCATCCTCCAACTGGTCTTAATGAACCATCATGCCATCTGACAAGACTTGCATCTCGCCATCTATTGGAAGACTCGAAATCTGTTCCGTTTCTATGTATGCCCGGTGGTAATTTTAAAGGTATTAACATAATATTATGCCGCTATTTGTGTCCAAAAATCTGGGTCTGATATATATGAAATAATCTCCCACTTCTCTCTACCTATTGTAGCAGTTCCTGATGTTACACTAACTATACTTGAAGCATTCTGTACCCTATTACAAGTTGCTGTAAATGATGATTCAGGACTTGCAGTTGTACTACCTTGCCAAATTTTCTCTGAGTCTGCAACTAATGAAGCAGACGGAGTACACGATGCAATACCACCTCTCGTAGCGAATCCTAAGACAGTTATACTCGCAACTGCTGTTGGAACACCTGAACCAAACCTGACTCTGTTACATACTGCGGCTATGGTTGATGTTGCTGTAAGCGTAGCGTCTACCGCTTTTACTGTTACAGCATTTGAGGTGATTGTACTTGCGGCACTAGGAGTTGCAGAACTCTCTCTTACTCTAGTTGCAACTTGAACGATTGTCGCTGTAGGTGTTGCTGTCGCACCACTCGTTCTTACCCTAGAACCATTACCTGTTGATGTTGCTGTAGTTGTCGATGTTCCATTAACTAAAGCAGAACCTTCAGGTACTCTTCTACCACTTGCTGAAATTGAAGCAACAACACTTACAGTAGCAGATGCGAGATTGACTTTTGAACCTGTACAAGTTGTACCAACTGATGTCGCAGAGACAATGGTTTGAAGGTCTGCTTGGTCAAACACCTCCATACCATACAGTCCATGACCATAAACCATCTTGTCAGAACTTTCTAAGAAGAACCCACTTGCACTTGCTGTGGTACTAGATGTCGCAGTTATTGTTATAGCATCATTATATGTTGCTGTAGCATTACTTGTTACACCTGAAGTAGAAGTAAGTGATGCACTTCTTTCCCCAACCTTTTGACCACTACAAGTAGTAGCACTCGTAACTGTAATTGTGCCACTTGCATTTGCAGTAAAACCACCTACCGTAACTGTGGCAGATTCTGCGGCAACGATACCAACAGCATTTCGTACTCTAATGTAATTAACATTAGCAATCGAAGATGTCGCTGATATTATGGTTTGTAAATCACCTTGGGTATATTCGTTTGCTCCGTATAGACCTGAACCATAAGAGTGAACATCTGTTTCTTCAAGAATTACAACTTCACCACTACAAGTAGTGGTAGATGTCGCAGTCAGCGAAGCCTCAGCACCTATCGCTATTACCCAGTTTACATTGGCAATACTCGATGTGGCTGTTACTGTTGCTGAAGCATTTATTACCTCACCAACACTCGAACCATAGGTTCTTACACCATAGACCGATTCGCTATATTCAAAAGCCATTTAACTGGCTCGTTTTAGTTAAGTGTTATATCTAAATCACCTGATGGAACACGAAATACATCACCAGTATCAATTGCCTTACTTGACGATAAAGTCGCATAAGCCATTAAATTGCCTGATGTAGAAGCATCGTATACACCAACATGAGTAACTGTACCCCAAGAACCTGAAGCAGTTGGAAATTCTACTGCCGCATTGTTTGACGTTGTGTTACCTGAAGTTGTAAATGCAACTGATTGTCTTGCATAAGCACTACCTGACAATTCCGTTACTGAACCTGCTTCACCATCTGAGATGGCAGTAAATAATGCTAGATAGTGAGTGCCGGGTGCTGAATAAGCCGCTCCTGCAAATACATGGTCTAGTATTTCTGTTTCTAAAAAATTAGTAAATGACATTAGCCTAATCCTCTTATTTTAAGTTTCAACCCTGAGCCACTATATCTTGCTGACTCTGAGGCTTCATTTAATCTAGCAACTGCCGCACTATACATCTGTGCCCAAATTGCTACCCTCTCGTCTTCTGCTAGATAGGGTGCTGAATGTAGAAGTGCTCCGTAGAGGTATACATCAGGCGAATCTAATAAAAGCCAGTTATCTACATTACTAATCAGAGAAGGTATCTTCTGATAGTAAAGTAATTCAAAATCTGTATCAGCAGATGGTGTCGGATATAACTGAAATTGACTATCTGCATGTGTGTAATATATTGGTGTACCACTTACGTCTTCGTCTCCTTGACGTTTATCTGCCATTGCATCTCTTGATATGAGATTGATTACTGACGTACCACTCCCAGTAAGGTGTAGTCTTATCGTCTCTACCCAATCAGCAGGTATTTGCATGTACTCGTCACCACCTGTCTGTTGACCACTTGAACGTGCCTCCATCTTCCAATGACGTACATCTCTGTTGATTTGTGCCTCTGCCAAGGATATGAAATCAGGTATGACTGTCGTTAAATCGTCCCTGTTGAGGAAGTCAGCGATACTCGCCTTGAGTCCTGTGAAATTAGTTAGTGCCATATTAGTATCCTAACTGTAATTGTTGAAGTCAAGTGGAATTGGAGTCTGCCAAGGATAACTTAAACCTGAGTATGGGTTGCTAGTATTCTTGTATGGGTTCTGATTGAATGTATCATCTCCTGTTCTTCCACCTGTGAATCCACTCTCCTTATTGTAAGGAAAAAATGCTCCCAAAGACTTATTGTAGAATGAGTTGTCAGTCGATGCTAGTTTGACGTGGTACGCATCCTCACCTATATCGGGTCGAGGTGTTATTTGGTCTACTTTTGGGTTGATTGCTCCCTGATTTATCAGCATATCTATTGTCTGCACATCATAGACATTTTTCTTATAATTGTATTTCCCACCTCCCCAGTTCGTGTTGTACCCATCGCTAGTATAACCGGGTGTATATGAGGCAGTTTGTAAGGAATCACGTTCAGCAGGAGTTTGTAATCCATTAGGTAAGCCTAAGTTCTGTGTACCCTCTAACCCACTATCCATTTGATTTGGTAAATCGGAAGGACTCCAACTATCATACTGTTCATTGAACATCCGTTCAGAGCCTTCGGGAAATTGATTTGTGTAAGGTTGATAAAATTCTTCTATATTTACATCTGTTCCCAATTTCCCTAATGCCTGTAGATTAGGCTTTGGTATTTGACTAAGAATACCTTCTAAGTAATCACGTTGAGCCGCAGTATCTAGTCCTCTTTCTCCTGCTCCTGATTCTATAAGACCTAAAATTCCTTGAGGGGTATCAATTCCCAATTCCTTTAATTTTGCGATTTTTTGTTCAAATGCTGACATATATCCTCCTTGATTTTGTATTAGTATATTCTATTCTAATAGATGGTTAGGAGGTTTTTTGACTGTTGTCTTGAGTAGACCCTCAGTTATTTGACTGTTTTGGACTTCTCCCCATCCGTATTTGTCTCCAAATTCTTGCCTGATTGTTTCGGCTTCTTGACTGTACTTATCGACCAGTTGCCTGTAAAGACTCTGTGATTTGGTGGTAGTGTTCCCTTCGTAACCTTCCCCATTTGGTTGCTCCTTCCAATTATTTTCAACTAATTTACCATCTGACCTGTAGAAACCTATATGTATATCATCTTCAAGTCCTACCTCCATTATAGCCTGTTCGACCAGTTTTTGGAACTCCTTGTTAGGCATATCAAACCCTAGTCCTTTCTCATCTATTTCAAACTTACCATCCTTATGTCTATATTGAATAATATCAGCACCTGTTCCTGTTGAAGTAGGTTGAACCATAGTATGTCCAAACACCTTTATCAATGCATCGTAGATTTTTTCATGTTCTTCTGCTGTAAGTCTTCTACCTACGTCAAGGTCAACTCCATTCTGAGCCGATACCTTAGTATCATTAAATGCTCTTCGATATGAGACACCATCCTGTTTGAATACTGTACCCACAACAGCGGCATATAACTCCACTAATTGAACATCAGCAGGGTTAATTCCTCCACTAATTGTGCCTGATAGTATTCCCTGAACCTGCATGTTTGGGTTTATATCTCCATCCCATCCACCGAATCCCATGAAGCCATCAGGTGAAACGATGCCTATTTCCTTGGCTAATAAGTCCACACCATTTTCGTCTAGGAATATCGAGTACATCGCCTTGGTAAATTCTGCTTTCTGTTCAGGAGGTGCATTATGTATGCCCGGTAGTACGTTAACAAGTTCTGTGCTAGGTACTGCTTCAAGGTTAATGAACCCTAGATTATCCTGAATACCATCTGCGAAACTGTATGAGGCTTTCGTAAATTGTTTCAGGTCAAATTTTGAATCGTAGACCATCTGTTGGAAATACTTATTGAACTTCTGTTGATGCTGAGGCAGTATCGTGTCAGCATTTGTTCCCCATTTTTTCTTTTTGATATGTGCGTTAATCTCGCTTTTCATGGACTCGTTCCGAGCCTTGGTCGCTACCCAAATAGCCGCTTGTGCCTGATATGGTGTCCAACCATTCTGAGCCGCTATGTTCTGTGTAATCTCCTCCATAATCTTATATTGAGCATCGCCCGGTACATCCCTACTCAAACCAAATGCTCTTGCCATCCACATATCTTGTGTGGTCTGACCCTCTATTACTTTAGAAGGGTCTATCTGTGTCATTAAATTACCATAGAATGAGTTTGTCTTTCTTCCTTCCCAAGGGATGCCATTCAATACATTTATTATTTTCTTTGCCTGTTCTTTAGGAAACCTACCTGCTTCTATAGGCATTCCTGCTTTGTGTTGCATGTATGCTTTAAATGCAAATCCTGTATTACTTTTTACATCTGTTCCCTGACTTGTGATGGCTAGTATCTGTGCAATTTTCTCTGCTTCCACCTTGTCACCATTAACCAAATCCATAATATCCTTTGAAGAGTTTTCATACCACATTCTAGCGTCTGCTCCCTCAATGGCTAAACCTTCCAACTGTTTCAGTAACTTGGTTATTTTCTGTGGTGTATTGATTGACTTGTTGAATCCTACATAAGTGCCATCCTTATTACGTTTGAAATCTGAAGCCTTGAGTCTTGGCACTACTGTATCACCTAGAAGTCCTTTTTCTAAAGCAGGTGCATGGAGTTTATGCCCAAGTATCCTATCTTGCCAATTTTCAGGATAAATTATTAAATTGCTATCGTATGGGTCAGGTGTATGCACCAAATTTCCATCTGCATCTGTATATACTAGGTCTTGAGTGTCAGAAGAGAAAAGTGGAAATTGATTCTGTCTGTCCCATGCATCCATTCTATAACCCTGTTCAGAATCATCAGGTTGACCTAACTCTTCAAGTGGACTAGTGATGCCCTGTTTATGTGCACGTCCTCCCATATATTCCATTCTTGTTTGAGTATTACGAGCCATCCATTCGCCTTCAAGTCTCAGATATATTTCCCACCTCTTCTCTATATTTTTTTGTCTCTGACCGGGAGTCAGTCGAATTTGGTCTTGTTTGAGTAGGACATCTAATTCATCCATCCAACTTTTAATCTTCCCTATCCTGTCTATTGCATTTTGCTCATGTTTAGGAGTTGGAAAAATCTTCCTGAGTTGTGTCTTGTCAGGTGCTGTGAAAGCATGAGTCAACATCTTATGTTCTTCCTCAAATAAATCATATAATTGTTTCATCATCGTCATACTTTGGTCACCACCGGGTGGGTGTCCTTCTATCTCTTGTGCACCATGTTGAATTTCATGGACTATAGCCTCCTTGTGTTTTATCGTCAGTCCATATCGAGGGTCAACATAAATCATCATTGTGTTTGATTCAGGATTGTAACTACCATAAGCACCTGCTCCTGTTTGCTGATTCACAGTCCCATGCTCTCCTGTCATACCTGATTCTCGACTGTACTCACCATTCCTAATCACTACATCCATGTCTTTTAACTCACCATAATTCGCAAACAACTCAGGATGGTCTATAAAGTCCTCAAGTTTGTAGACACCGATAAGTTCTTTATCTTTGGAATTTCTAGCAAGTTCATTTATCTCGTCCAGTTCTTTAAACTGCATAGGTGAATCATCTATCTCCCATACTATCTGACCTGATGGAGTTACGAAATGTCCTGTTTCACTCCATATTTGTCTAAGGTTGTTTATTGTCCTTCCACCTGATTCCAACATCTTCTCTGCTTTGGTTCTTGCTACATCTATTTCCCCATACTTTTCTACATCAAAACCTACACCCGATGTTTCATCACCCATCCACATCTTAGAGCCAGTTGGGACACCTGCTGATGC